CCAACATGGAGAAGCAGTTTAATACTAAAATGGCTGACAGATATCTATACAAGCGTACCCACACCACAGATGAGGGTTTCGAGATTGAGATGCACCTCCCCGGGGTGGGTAAGGACAACATTCACATCATGCTTTCTTCTGATGATCATGAGGTGACCATCGGATACGGTGAGAACCGAAGTGCCTCATTCGATTTGCCCAGTTACGTGGATGTATCGGATGAGGGTTACAAGGCGAGCTACATTGACGGAGTGCTCAAGCTGTTCTTCAAAATGCGAACTTCGGATAAGAAGCGTCGCGAGATCAGACTTGATTAGACGAATAGTGTTCCACCGAGTCCGCCTTGGCAGCGGAAGATGTTAAAGTTTACCGCGTAGAGTCTTGCTTTACGCGATATGCTATTATCGACCAGAGTTAGTTCGAAAATCTGACTGGAAATTCGGCTCATATTGACGGTTCCGGAAGGGAACGTACCAGAATTTTGACCCACATTGAATATGTTTGCTTTGTAGCTTGGTGTCTGTGTGTAGTATTCATAAGGCTGAATGGCTCTCATGGTCACTTGATCCAAGTTGAAATAAACTTGACCATTCAAGAACAATCGCCATCGGGTCACTTGGTCGTTTGAATAGCTTGAATAATTTGAACTTACGCCTGAACTATAGTCGAACACGCCACTGGTCCCCGAGTCATTTTGTACGACCAGGACGAATTCCTTTACGGGATTTTCAAATTCGGTTTTAAACCGTATCTGATTGAGATCACCCACGGTGACTCGGGCAAGTTGTGTTTGTCTTATGACGTAATCCATCTGTTTTCCAAGGAAGAATTGACGATGTTCTTCCGAAAGATAGGCAGCCTGCAGGTTGACTTCGATATTAGGAAGTGTAACGCTGCCAAGTTCGGTTTGATTTCTCAAGACGAGTTTCAAATCAATCGTGTGTCTGTTCAGAGCCAAAAGAGGGAAAGCATTTTCGTATCCTTTTCCAAAAAATGGAAGCTCAACAATGAAATTTTTCGAAGGCGCACTCGTGCCGTAGGAGGTTGGTGAGACATTTCTAACCAAGAGGGTATCATTGCTGTTTCGGGTCCTCTGCGAATCGGTAAGATCCGAAATCACAGCCATGTACTCGCCTGTCAAACTCACGATTGACTGACCTCCCACCAGAAGTTCAGCACGTTCTATGAAAGCATGTCCAGCGTCCTGTGGGACTGTCTGTGTGTTTGCATAACTAAAATTCAAAAAGAAACCTGTTATGATATCACACGTGTCATTGTCTATCGTACAAATACTCGATCCACCAAAACGGATATCAGAATTGAAAGCCAGACGAAGGTTCTCGGACGTGTACCCCGCGCGATCAGTGAAAACTTTTTGATAATAACTTAGTTCAGGCGTTCCTGTCAAAAAGGTGTCTTGGTATCCTGTGACGGCAAGCCGCATACTATTATGATGTGTCAAAAAAAGATTTCAAAAAATACATACGACTAATAGATATGAACATTCAACTCAAAAAATTCAACCCCGCTTCAATGGGTGACGATAAGGTGTGTGTGTTTATTGGCAAGCGTGGCACAGGAAAATCAACGTTGGTGACAGATATTCTCTATCACAAAAAGCATCTCCCGGCGGGTGTGGTGATGTCGGCGACCGAGGAAGGAAATCACTGGTATCAGCAGTTCATTCCAGACTTGTTCATCTATGGTGAGTATGACAAGGACATCATCGAGAGGGTAATCGACAGGCAAAGGAAGATGGTGAACATGAAACCGCCACCAGGAAAGAAGGAACTGACATCCAGGGACATTGGAGCCTTCATATTGATGGATGATTGCATGTACGACCGGCGATTTCTGAAGGACGCGTGTATTCGCCAGTGCTTCATGAACGGTCGCCACTGGAAGATCTTTTTCATGTTGACGATGCAGTACTGCATGGACCTCAGTCCAGATCTTCGCGCCAATGTGGACTATGTGTTCATCGCGCGAGAGAATGTGATCCAGAACCGAGAAAAGTTGTACAAGGCGTTCTTCGGGATCTTCCCCAACTTCGATATGTTCAACCAGGTGATGACGGCATGCACAGAAAACTACGAGGTCCTGGTGCTGGACAATACGTCCAAGTCCAACCGGATCGAGGACTGTGTGTTTTGGTACAAGGCAAAGATCCATCAGAACTTCCGCGTGGGATCTCAGCAATTCTGGAGCCTCCATCAGAAGACCTATAAAAAGGCGGGAGGCGCCACCAAACCGGGTCAGGATCCCAATGATGTCAAGAGAAATAGGAACTCTCAAGCCCTTCAGGTGAAGAAGTTGAAATAATTATTCAGGGTCAGGACGATGTCCGAATGGACATCCGACAAAATGGAGACCAAATCCATCGCACTCACGACGACCGCGCTCATTGACTCGGGGTTGGTGAGCGAGAGCAAGGCAGATGCGCTGGCCACTCACCTCAGCAAGGGCGCCAAGAACTGGTGCATCAAGCAAATGAAACCCGGCGACGCGAACGAAAACCAAAAGGAGCTACAAAAGTTCAACTCAAAGGTTTGGATGGAATATCTTGCCAAGAGGAACTACATTTTCGATGTTACCGACAGCGGGGTGGTCAAGCGCAAGACACCACTGGTGGAAAAGCAGGAACGCCTTTTGGAGATCAAGAACAAGATGGTTGGTGAAACGTTTGTGCCACCCATCAAAAAGGTCAGCAAGAGACTTCTGGATCAGGCACGACTCAACAGACTTCTCACTTTAGTCAAGAAAGACATCGACGAGATGGAAAACGAGATGAAGGGTCTGTCAATGATCAATCAAAAACTGGAACGCTACTTTATTCGTCGACCTTCTTTCAAGCCCAAGGTCTTCATCGGACAGGAAGAAGAATACCTCGACCTTCCTGACATCCCCAAGAGGAAGCGCATCCTCAAGAGGCTTTTGCACCTTCTGAACATGCGTCGTTTTGACAAGATAGTCAAGATACACGAGAAACTCACACAAGTTCGCAGGGACACGATGACCAAGCTGGTTCAGATACAGCGAGACATCTTCATCAACTCCAAGGAGTGTTGGGTGCGCGCTGAAAGGGCATCGGTGTTAGACAAGAAACACGCGAACGAGGAACTCAAAGCTGAGCACGCCAAAATCTCGGAACACATTTCATCGAACCTGAGCGACTACATGGTCGAGGTGCCGAAGCCCTTCAAAAACGCCACGGTCATCAGTGAGAACGACACGCGAGCAAACTGGAAGAACCCAGAGTTCAAGCGCCTCTATGCGAACCGGATGCGATCACTGATCTACGCAATTCGCAACAACGACAAGTCCAAGTTTTTGGACAGGATCAAGAACGGCGAACTCAAGCCAAACACCTTCGACGCCAAAGAGATATGGGATCTTTGGTATCATGAACCAAAGAAGGAGGTGGTCGAGAAGAAGCCAGAAGAATACGAGGACGGAATGTTCAAGTGCGGCAAGTGCAAGTCCATGAAGACCACCTACGTGGAGAAGCAGACACGATCTGCAGACGAGCCGATGACCATATTCATCACCTGCAGAATGTGTGGAACTGTGATGAAGCGTTAAAGAAAAGATGTGGAAGATATTTAGAATGTGTAGCATCTGTGGTGAAGACATTTCCTTCGTCTGCAAAGTCAACGTCCGTTGCGGTCATCACGTTCATCACGAGTGTCGCCTAAACCTCGTCCCAATTACAAAATGTTCAATATGTAATAGAATTATAGTTAATAAACTTGATGTCCACTTGAGTGACAACGATGAAATATGTCACAAACGTTGTGATACAAATGCAAGACGATACTATCCACCTTGTCCTGTGGAAGGATGTGGCATGGCTTTATACAGACACCATGTCATAACAAACAAACAATGTCAACAGCTCATAGTAGAACTCGAAGGAAAGACATATGAAGAACGCATGGCGATCTACCTTTCTTACGGGTTCCGCGAAGATGAATTGGGTGGAGGAGAACTTGATGAAGAAACATGGAAAAGAATTCAGACAATCATCTCGGCTTCTTCACAGGAAAAGGAAACCGAGGAACAGATTGTGACGAACAAAGAACCTAAACCTAAACCGGTAATCACTCCACCAAAGAACT